TTGTCTCCGCCTACTTGGTCGTCGACGCCCCTGTGGGCGATTTGTCGGCCGACACCGAGATCAAGAACGTTGTCGCTGAGGTCCTAAGTTTCTGCGCCATAATTGGCGCGGCAACCACGGTCCTTTTCGACTGTTCCGGTAACGGTGCGTCAGCCCTGGTGGCAGGCTCGCTGTAAGCGAGACGGGTTTTCTATACCGTCAACTGCCATGCAGGTCTTCTCCGCAAAACGTAGAGTCATGGTTTATTTGGCCTTCGTCATTGGTTTGACTTTAGGCCTTTTCATGACTGGTTGCGCCTTCGAGAAACTTCGTTTCTCGATCGACAAAGGGACTTTAAAGTCTTCTGAGTCGCCGGTGCTTCCCGTCGTGAGTCCGTAATTCTACGTTCATCTGAAGTTGGGATTGACCCCCCTTGGAGCTGTTTTGTCTAGAAATAGACGCGCAGCTTGGGCAAAATGCCACAAGGGGGCCCGACGACAGATGGCGGTTCGTATTATCGTATCGAGTAGTATTGTGCATGCTCTAGGAGAACTACCAAATGGTGTTCAAGAAGAGCCTAGATCCGTATATACAGATCATCGTCACTTTGCTGCTCGACGTTCAAACGTTGCACAGTGAAGTTTTCACCAAACGAGCGTGTCGCTTAACGATCCAAAAGATCGAGAAGAGGCACGCCCGGGAGGGTTTGAGTTTTCTCACGAAAACTCTCCCACGTCTCGGAAAAGCTCTAGATAGAGCCTTAACGGGAGAACTATCGATTAACTCTTCTAGTCTGGGGTTTAAGCCTCAAGCTGGAAGTAAACTTCCCAAATTCTTGGGTGAGTTCTTTAACCGTGTGTTCTCTTTCGACGGTCGGATCCTTCCGACTCCATGTGTGCAGAGCATCAAAATCTTACGACAGCTCCTTTTTGTATTTTACAAATTGGAACTGCCATATGAGATTGACCAGGAACAACAAGTAATCGAAAAGTTTATAAAAACCGATCGAGAACTTGCAGGCTGGAACAATGCTTTCTCTAATATTAGAGAAGCTATTGACGCTGGTGTTAGCAACTATAGCAGGGTTAAACCTACTAATGTTGCTCGCATTATCCGCGATGCTAGAGTCCTCCTTTCGGAGGTCTTTAGCAACTTTGATACGATGTGCATTCATCCTCGGCACGGCCCCGGCGCGGTCTCTACAAAAGAGACTTTGTCGGAGAAGTACTGTTGGAGTGAAATTTCACCCCGTATCCTTCAAACATATCCCCTTGACGCGTATTTCTACGCGTCTTTGGGTCATGTCTGTGATGAGCTCTACAGGGATAACTCTATAGAGCTACGTGAAAATTCGGCTAAAGTTTGTCTTGTGCCGAAGGACTCACGCGGTCCTCGCTTGATCTCTTGCGAACCATTGGATTTCCAATGGATACAGCAAGGTCTTGGGAGGGCGATTGTACAGCACGTGGAAAAGCACCCTTTAACAAGGTACTCTATCCACTTCACCGATCAAACGCCCAACCAGTGTGGAGCCTCCCTAGGTTCCATTACCGGTGGCTATGCGACTCTTGACCTCA